CGGCTTGTGCCGCACGCTGTCGCCAGCAGGCCGCGCTCCGTCCTCATGTTCTCGGCTTTGTAAGCGTAGTCGGCGTTTATGTTCGTATCGCCCTGCGCCTGAAAAACGCCCTTGGGCGATGGGATCTGGAACGACCCGAAGTAACCCTTGTCTCCCGGCATACGCTCACCTCACGTACCTTGCGTCGGTCACGGCGTACAGGTTCTTGAATCCTGTCACGCTGCCCATGCCCTGCGGCCTGATGCGCCGTGCCTGCTGGTAGAACTGGTTGATGAAGTACTGCGCACGCTGCTGCTTGCCCATATTGCCGTTACAGAGATGTCTGTAGCAGATGTAGTCAACCAGACAGTTGTGCGCCCACTCCGGGAACTCCGGCACATCCGTGTCCTTATAGATCGGCGCGGCCTCAATCTCCGCAACGGCGTGCAGCGTCTTTTCACGCTCGCGCGTGTAGATCGTCGTGCCGTCCACGGACAGATCGAACCAGATATCCCTACCCCAGCCGTCCTTCAGCTCGACAATGCGAATAATGCCGCGATCCTTGATCTCCGCGCTGCCGTGCTCGTCTGTTTCGAGGTCGAAATGCTCGCGCGGTTTATACAGATCGCGCATGACGATCTGATAGCCCTCGTTGGCGTACATCCGAAACAGATCATCGTACTCGCTGATATCCGCCGTGTCTTCGTCCAGCTGGCGCAGAGCCAGCGTCATAATCTGTGCCAGCGTCATCTTGTAAGCCTCCCTTACAGGTTGCCGGTATTGCGGAAGATGTTAGCGACCGGGGTCGGGATGTTGACCTGTTCGCCGCGCCTGAAGTAGAAGTCAACGCCGTTCAGACCGGCATAGATGACATCGTCCTTGCTGCCCGGAATCATCGGGATCGTCAGTTTCTCGATCTTGGTGTCCGCAGCACAGCCAGCCCTTTCCATGAGCGCCTTGATGTTCTTCTGGGTCTTTTCGCACTTATTGGCGAGAACGGTGCTGGAACGCTTGATGGACTTGGTGGTGTTCGTATTGATAGCCATTTTTATTTCCTCCTTAAACTAAAAAAAGGCAGGAGTGGGGCTTGCCCACCCCTGCCAATCTGGGTATAGCTTTCGATTACGCGGAGAAGCCGCACTCGATACGCACGGCGTACTCCGGCTGCAGCAGCTTCACGCCAAAGCCGTCCATCTTCCAGCCGATGGAGCTGACCTGATCCAGCGGATCGGCAACGCCAGCGCTGCCAGCAGGCTTGACGATGATGCGCGGCTTCGCGCCCTTCCAACTGGTGTAGCCGTAGGCATACTGGCCCAGAACGATGATGGAAGCAACATCAGCGTCGCCGCTGCCCTCGCCCTCAAAGATCTTGGCCTCGGTGGTCTCAACGATGCGGCAGCCGAACAGGCGGCCCACCTCGCCGGTGTAGATGTTCTCCTTGTCCTGATACGCAGAAACCTTGACGAAAGCTTCGTCGTCCTGCAGGTCATAGACAGTGTCCGGGCCACAGATGGCGATGTAATAGCCGCCGAACTTCTGAGCATGCGCCTTCTTCAGAGTGCGCACAGCCTTGCGCAGTTCGACGCTGGTGAGCTTATCGGCAGCAGTCAGAGCGCCGCGTTCGGTCTTGCCGCCAGCGTAGATGACGTTGGTGCAAGTCGCCAGCTCGTCGCGAACAAGCGCGTCGATACTGCGCGCGCCAGCATCGCCGAACAGGCGCGTCTTGCGCATGATGTTCATATCCAGATGCGCCAGATCCAGCTTATCGGTGCAGCGAGCGTAATCACCATACTGCTCGAGCTGAACAGTGACCTCAGTCTCCGCGAGCATCGCGCCGTCGCCCGGGTTGCCTTCCTCAAGCGGATCGGTCTTCGTATCCAGCGGAATGATCTTGCGCATGTTCATGACGAGGCCGTTGTTCTCCGGCATACGATGCTCGTCACCGAACTGAAGGTGAACCAGTTCCGGCTCGAAAGTGCGAAGCAGCTCACGGTTGTAATAGGTCTGCATGCCGGGTGTAAGACCGGCGGAAGTTGTCATATTGGTATCGGTATTGGTATACGGCATATTTCATACACTCCTTTAAAGGCTGATTTTTTCGCCCGCAAGAAGCCTTTCGTAAAGGTTATCCGAGAGTTTCGCAAACTCCTTATCGCTCATGCGGGCATAACGGTCGAATGCAGGCGCGCCGCTGCCTGTCGCGTTGCGAAGGTTCGGCACACTGCGCTTGGCAGGCTTGCTGCCGGTAGCCTGACGCATGAGATAAGCGGTTGCCGCCTGTCTCGCTGTCTTGCCGCCTGCAACGTCCGCCTGCGCGGTTTCGTCGTTAGCGAACGCCTGAAGCTGTTCAAACGACCATCCATCCGCATAAAGCGAGTCGATGTCCGCTTTCAGCTTGTCGGAAGCAGCCGGATCGTACCCGTCATCCTTGTTTCGCGCGTCGATAATCATCCTCGCTGCAGCAGGGCTGATATCTTTATTCTCTTGCGAGAGCTTCTGCGCTTGATGATTGCGTACCAGCTCGACAATCTCAGCTTCGGAAAGTCCCTGACCAATCCGTTTGATGAGCGTGTCGTGCTGGCTCTTGAGTGCTGCACGGATCTGCTTGCCAACCTTGGCATCCTGTTTGCCGTTCTGTCCACCCTGTTCCGCGTGCGTCTCCTCCGTCTGGTCGCCGTCACCAGTATCTACAGCCGTTTCTACGTCGGATCTGCCCGAAGTAAGCGTGGAAAGAATATCCTCGGCGGTAACTTCCGCCGCCTGCGCGTCGTCCGCAGACTGTTCCGTATCGAGCATAAGCTCGTCGGCGACCGGGTTTTCGTAATTATCCATTCGGATCTCCTTTAAACAGCGACTTACGCTTTAGCGTCGGTCGGTGCTTCAGATTTACCGGCGATAGCTGCCATTTTGTCGTAGCTAACGCCGTTGTTGAGTGGCTGCGGCCTCTGCGCTGCTGTCTGCCCACCCGGGGAAGACAGGGCTTTCGCCTGACCGCGCATAACCGCCGCCTGCTGCTTGTTTTGCATAGTGAGCTGCTCGACCTGTGCGCGAAGCTGCTCCATCTCCTGCATAAGCTTGCTGTTCTGCTGAACAGCTTTGAGAACGCTGCTCTTGGTGCGATAACCTTCCATCAGGCCGATAACGCTTTCGGGCGGAAGCGGCTGTCCGCTCTGAGCACAGATCTGCGCCGCCTGCGTAAGGAATTCGTTATCTGCCTGAATCTGCAACGGGTTATTCTTCTGCACCTGTACGCGTACGCTGTATGCAGGCTTGGCGAGCTTGTCACCCTCCGCATCAGGCGCGATAAGCTCAATAAACCGATCCATCATGTTGCCGGTGCTGTCCCAGCCGCCGACAATGCGCAGCTTGCGCCCCGGTTCAAGATACTCGCTGAGTACCCACATGAGCTGTACAATCATATCGCGGAACGAGGCCTTGTATTGCTCCGTATGCCAGCGCGTGATCTTGCCGCCTGCTTCTTGCAGCGCCTGAATCGCCGTCGCTGCCGTAACGCCGAGGCCGCCCTCGCCGCGTGTGAACTGGTTCTGACCGCAGTCCTGCTTCATCGAATCGACAAGGTAGTTCATGATCTGATAGACCTGACCGTTGAGCGGAGAGGCCTGCACGGTCTGAAGCACTTCGCGGATATCCGCGCCTTCCCATTCGATGATGTGCTTGGACATATCCGCGATATCGTCGGCGTTAATGCCGCTACCCCGGCGTACAAAGTGCCTCTGCACAGCGGATTCGCGCGCGTTATCGTCGATATACTTCTGATATCGGTCGATGGCGTTCTGCGTATCGCGGTAATCGTGGATAATGCCTGTGCCGAACGGCCTGCGGAACACCTTGCGGTAGCGGTACATGACGAACGGATACTGCCCGTGAGCGTATACGCCTTCCTTGAAATCGCCCTTGTCCGCGCCGCCGAAACCAAGCTCGGTCGAGTACAGAAGCGCGCCGCCTGCAATCTGCGCCATATGCACGCGGTAATGACGCGCCTTTGCGTCATAGCGCTTGTACCAGAACTCGAGCAGGGTTACAGGCAAGTCGCCGCTCGGCGATTCGTACATGTAATCCGCTGCGTCATCGCTGCGAATAGCGTCTCCGCGCACATAGCCGCGTACATGCGGATAATGCTCTTCGACCCAGCGCACCGTTGTGCGCGTGACCTTGAAGCAGCCGCGCCCGTCCTGAATGTTCTCGTACATCGGATCAGGATAGAAGTCCTCGGGATGCCAAGCGATGACGTTGACCATGCCCTCGCCGAACTCCATATCCTCATCCCAGAACGTCTCCGCCACGCCTGTGCCGGTGACAACAGAATCTTCCATGATCTGCTGATACGTGTCCGACCAGTTCGCCTGATAGAGAACATACGCGACAACGTCCGACATCTCTTCTGCGCTCTGCGCTGTCTCCTCGCGCTCGGGGATCATCTTCGCTTCCGGCATGTTGTCGATCTGATCGGCAATGACGTTGTCGATACAGCTATTGAGCGTCATGCTCGCCGGGGCTGTGCGGCTCTTCTCGTCCTGCTTGAGCTGGCGCATCTGGCGCGCACGCCGCATCTCATCGTGCTCGTCGCGCAGCTTCGTCTCGAAGAAGTCGAACAGCTTATACGCTCTGTCTACAAGCTCCTTTGCAGTCTCGCTGAGATTCTGCTCGCCGACGGGCATTTCATGCTTCTCGGAGCGGATATCGCCCGGAAGCGTCTGGGTCGGGTTCTTGTTTCTCGCAGGTTTTCTCTCTGCCATTCATATCCTCCTAATCGTCCAGCGGGTTGTATACCTTCGGTTTCCTCTCTACAGGCCGTCTCGGTGCGATAGGCCGCGACATGAGGAAGTAGCGCGTCTCGTCGTAGATGTGATCCTCGCCGTCCGTGTCGATGTCCTCGACCTTCTTGTCGTCGTACGACAGCGACGGGATCGTGCGGATGAAGTCCTTGCATGTGCTGAAGACATACAGCATTGGCCTGCCGTCCTCGTCGAACTTGAGCCGCTCGTGCAACTGCATCTTGCCGGCAAGGCGCGTGTTGTCGCCCTTCGTAAAGAACACACAGCCGCAATGCCTGCGGATCTGCTCCTCAACAGATGGGCCTCGGCTTCTGTCCCAGATAGCCGGGTCTGCTACGCCGATAGGGCGGATGCCTTCCTTGTACTCCGGCTCGACAAGATCCGACAGCATCGCGCCGATCTCTTCCGGCTCTTTCTTGAGGCCGACGTTTGCCTCGCCCTCGACGCACCCGTACAGCTCTTTGTACCTGTACGCACGCCCGTCCTCGTCGACAGCCCATACGCCGAACGAGAACGGCCTCGAATAGCCGTGATCGAAGCTGACGTACCGGGGCCAGTTAAGCGGTATCTCGAACGGGTCGATGACGTGCGTCCACTTGCCGTCCTTGTAGTGCTCCGGCTCGTTTGCAAACTCCGGGAATGCCTGCCCTTCGAATGCGTCCCAATGACCGTCCAGAAGCGCCTCACGCAGCTTCTTCGGCTTCTGCCGCAGCTCGATCTCGTATATCTTCGAAATGTGCGGATTGTCGCGCACTGTTGCAGGAATGTACTCGACCGTCGTCTCGACAACGCGCCCTTCGTCCATCTCTGTCCTGCGCACAACTTTCTCTTTGCCGATCTTCGTGCTGTCCACAAAGTACGCCTTGACCCATGCATGCCCCGGGCCACCCGGGTTGCTCGCACAGCGCACGCATGGCACAACGCCCATTCGTTTCGGCGCACGCAGACGCGTCTTCAGATAGTCGTACATCGCTTTCGTGAAGTGCGTCAGCTCGTCGAAGTACA